ACATATAGGTCAAGATCCTTTGGCTCAACGGTCTTATCCAAGACCACTGACTGACCTTTCTCGGCCATCAGCTTGATCGTGCCATCTGCGTTTTTCTCGTAGATCAGGCCGTCAATGTGGGTTCCAAGGCTGCCACGGCGAATCTGCTCATCTGGGCCAACCAAAGCCACTTGGTCGTAGTCGTTGTCAGCGGCGTACTTAAGAAGACGCTTTACACCAAGCTGGTACCAATCTTTTTTGAAAGGGGCATCAGGAAAGCCCTCGCCAACCTTTTTGGTTTGGGTATCAAATTTCACATCTACTATGCCCTTCCACCCTGGGTCTACCGCAGCAGCCGCTTCTTCTTGTGTTTCACCAAAACCCAACGACACCCTTCGTCCGTCAGGCGTGGTGTAGTAAGCCTCATAAGTTGTTTCTGTCTGCGGACCGTACCCTTTTTTGCGCCCAGTCTGATGCCAATCCGACTGAATCTCCTCAATGACTAAGGTCTTCTTGCCACCAATAGTCATATCCTGCATACGCAGATGCATGAATGTGTTGGGATCGTCTGGCCAATGATTAGTCCTAAAATCTTCTGGAGAATCTCTTGTTTCAACTTTAGAGACAACAGCACTTATGCTCGGTCGGTCATCATAGCTTCTTGTTGTGTTGCAAAACCTCGTCTTGATTCTTGGGTTTCAGGATCAAACCACTCCCACGCTTCTCTTTTTTCTTTCTGAGGAAATTTCAGCAATATTTCCTTGTAGTTTTTACCGCCAGGGAGAATTAAGTTTTGTTGCTCAAACCTTGGCTCTTTGTATAACGACTGCTTTTTTCTAATTTCTACTAGAAAATCTTCTTCTTCAGGGGAAACTTCTAAACCCCTTGAGGCCCGATAATTAATGTCATTCATCAACCGGCGCTCTTCATCTGAAAGCATAGTGCCGCGAATGACCTCTTCAATCTGAACATTATGTTGGTCGATGTAGTCCTGCACCTCCTGCCGGGTCACACTCTTCTTACCCTTTAGGAAGTCAACAATCCCGGTTGCCTCGAGCTCACCCGCGCTCGGGTTGAACCTCATGATGTCGCTCAAAAAAGCGTCGCCAGATCCTTCTTCTCGCTTCAGGTTAGCTGCCGCCTTCTCAACCGAGGAGAAGAATCCCATCTCATTGGCTGGCACCTTGACCGCCTCTTCCTTCGGTGCCGGCTCTTTCTGAGCCCGAGCAATGTTGGCCTGGGCGTACTTTTCCTTTTGAGCCTTGGAGTACTCAGCCTTTTGCCTCTGCTCTGGCGTTAACTCTTCTCCGGCCTCGAGCATTCGGATTAGGTCGTTAACCGACAGCCTCTCACCTCCCGGCCCGACAGGCTGAATTGATGCGCCCACCGGTAGATTCTTAAGTTCCTGCGGGACTGCCTCATCAATTGCTCTCCCTGCCTGAGCCGCAGCCCTCTGCGCCTGCCTTGCCATGCCAGGAATGTAAGTTGGCACCTCGGGCAGAAACGGGACATCAGGGATCTTGGCTCGCTCAATAGCACGGCCTATCGGCTCTAACGCCTCACCGGTTCTCTGCAAAGCGTAGATTCCGTAGTCGGTCTGTGGCAGGACAACATCCTCTGCAAACTTTTGGGCAGCCTCTTCGCCTTGAGCCAAAGCGACAAAGGGCGATGCCAATGATCGGCCAATCGCTGATTGTACGGTTTGAGCGGCCTCGAGACCTCCTCTCACCTTCTCGCCAAAGGGTCTGGCCTGCATCTTTGCCTGGCGCTCTGCTTCTTCTCTTTTCCGAGCCGCATCCTGCTCAGCAATAATCTGACGGGCGATTACACCCTGTTCGCCACGGTCCATGAACACTGGCACACCAGCTGCAAGTTGGGCTTCGACCTGGGCGACTGCGTTGCCACCGTTCGACATCTTGACCTCGCCGCCGTGATTAAAACGAGGCACGGACGGCTTTTTGTCTTCGATTGGAGTTAACTCTTCAGGCAGTATTAATATTCCGGAAGCCTCTTGTATGTCTGGAGGAAGGGAAAAAGCTCCGAGCCTTCGCTTTCTCGCCTCTACAATGTTTCTCATGCTTTGCAAAACGGGGTTTACTGGCTGAGGCAAATTCCTCACGGCCCAATTAACTGCTTCAAGGGCACCGTGTTTTAGCCTTCGGTCTTGGACTTCTTTGTTAGAGTCCGACGCCAGGTCAGATGGCAGCGCGGCAGTCTGGCCTGGATACCTCCTCGGGAAATTGATTTCCGGGTTAACTAAATCATCCAGGCTCATGTACTTTAAGAGTTCCGGATGTGGCAGCGCAGGCTCTGCTTCTTTCGCTTCTTCTTTTACTTTGCCGCCCTTGGCCATGTTCTTCTCGTGCCAGGCCTTCAGGTCGTGGTCGATTGCGCCACCTTTTGCCTTGGTGATGTCGGGATTTCTCGGATCGTAAGTCCGGTTACCGATTGCTGACTTCAGCTGCTCTGGATCAAAGACACGCAGGCCATAACCCATCATGGGGTCATCCCGGTAGTCGATGGCGTCATAGCCTTCCTCTTTCAGCCATTTCAACAAAGTCTCGGGCGGGACATCGAAGGCGGCAAAGTCGTCAGGATCTTTAATCGGAAAGCCCTTCTCGAGAGCCTTGTTCCTTGTCCAGTCCTCGAGGTCTGGGTAATACATTGGCTTTTCGGTGCGGACCAGTAGCGGTAGCACATTGGCGCCTTCTCCACCCGTCTGCTTCATAGCCTTGTCTTCGGCGTATAGGCTTGCGCTTGCAGGATCATCGGTCACAGATATGCCTGGGACATGATCATCGGGAGTCAGGGTTCGTTTGAACTTCGTAACATCTTTGTTGGTGCCGTGATAGACCACACCCTTTTCTTGGCTTGGCCGAACAAAAGACTCCTTGGCGATACCACGAGCCATATTCAAAGCCTCTTGCCGGGCGCTTTTCTCGCCAACTTTTTGGGCTGCCTTAATTGTTTTTTTTAGCGCACCCCCAGCAGCCATATCTTCTTCCTGACCTGGGACTAACTTGATATTCGCTTTGCGCTCCTGGTCGATCAGCTGCTCGCGCCTAGCCTTATAAAAATTACTGATGTCGTCTTCCCCGAACTGGGTGATGTTCTCCATCAGCCTTTCTTGAGTCGGAACCCCGATGCTCTCGGTCGTGGCTCGCCTTTGACCGAGCTCGTCACCGGCCTCAAAGGCGGTTCCCTCCATGTCGGACATGAACTCCTGCCGGCTTGGCCAGGACATATCAACTTGACTGGGCTTTAAGTTGTCAACGATTGACCCATTTGGCAGCTCATAGAATGTGTAGCCGTCCGCCGTCTTAAAGGTTTTGACCGGAGCCTTAGCCGTGGCCTTTTTTATTGCCTTCGCTGCCTTACCGATTTTGCTCAAGGGACCAGTCATGTCAGCCGCCCAAAAAGAGATTCAGCATTATCAAACCTGCCTCAAAGTCTTGCCACTCAGACTGCATACGGATTCTCCCGCTTACGCATTCCGGCATCGATGTAGTCTTCCTCGTCATAGTCGTCTTCTCTTGGCGGGTCGATCTCGAGCCAGCCCGAGTCTCTTAGGAACCGCAGCGCCTGGGTGCAGGCATCCACAAAGTCATCGTGCGTTGACTCTGGGAAGCTGCAGATCTGGGAAACGAACGGCTCTGCCCAGTCCCTGACATAGCCCTTCCTGACCGTGGACTCAGGTATCCAGACCCGACCCCTGGCGATGATGTTAGACACAATGTTCAGGCGCTGAACCTTATCGGCGTTGCCTGGGTTGTAAGCCCTCACGGGCAGGTGCGCCCGCTGCAGGTCTTGAATCAGGCTGATTCCTGAGCTCTTATCCTCGACCAGGATCAGATCCACCCGCTTACGCTCCTTGCCCTCGCCGTAGATGGTGTCGTACTCCTCGATGACCTTAGGCCTCAGATCCGGGTACTGCAGGCGATCTTGCCAGCAGTCGATGACCATGACCGACATCGGCCCGTCCTGCGGCTTAAAGACGCCCCAGGTGATGCAGGCGGTCGGGTCGTTGATCGTCTTCTCGGTGTAGGCGCAGTCATAGGACTGGATAATGTACTCGAACTTCGGGAAGGGCTTGCCGTCTGGCCAGAGCTTGAACATCTCCCGCTTAACGATCCCCGACTCCTCGGGGTCGATGATCTCGGCATAGATCTCCTGCCGGCCAAGGTTTGTGCCCTCGTACTGCAGGATCTGCTTCTGGAAGTTAGCCGACAGATTGGCCAGGTTGTCGTAGGTCGAGGCCGTCCGCACAATCACATCGTCCCCGTTCCTGCCCACCAGCTCGATGATCAGATCCTTCGGCCTTGGGGTGGTCGTGCAGATGATCTTGGTCTTCTTGCCCAGGCGGACAGAGAACATGATCTGATCCCAGGCTTCGTCTAAGTAGTCCCAGGCGGCCAGCTCATCGCACCAGGCGCCATGGAACTGCGGGCCACGGAAGCGCTCGGGCTCCGAGGCAGGGATGCCCTTAATCAGGCTGCCATTGGTCAATTTAAGCTCGTGGAATGCCCGGTTGTAATCTGCCACAAGTGAACTGGGTATAACTGATAGGAGGCCCGAGTCTCCTTCAAAGCAAGTGGCACGAACATCAGAGGAAGTTGGGGCTCCGACGAGCCAGCGGGTTCCAGGCTCAGTCCAGGCCCACCAGCCCACCTGCTCTGCAGCCGTTCTTGTCTTGCCAGCACCGCGACCTGCCAGCATGAGCCAAATAGACCACCAGTCCCCAGCCGGGACAACCTGGTACTTGTGAGCCTTAGCGATCCAGTTAGCCCGCCATGCCCAGGCGATCCTGTCCTCAGGCTTGAGCTGCTCAAACTTGGCCTGAGTTTCCGGGTCTTTAAGGATTTCAAGGACATCGCCCATTTAATTCATGAACTGATTCATCCAGTCATCCAAGGCTTTGTGCGCCTTCTGACGCATGTCCTGACCCTTATCCGAGTTCAGCATGGCTCGAGTCCTACCGCCGGCGCGGAAGGTGATTCCCTCTTCCCACAAGTCCTGAACTTTCACTCCAGACTGCGCCCAGCGCCGCTCCTCTTTTTGATACTCCTCCTCCATCCTGTCGAGGATCGCCTCTTCTTCTGGAGTCGGTTCTAAATCTTTGATAATTTCATAGCGCCGTGTTGACATCCAAATCTCCTTATTCTTGTGGCCAATTGCTACGAATCACCCTGGCGATGTCCCTGGGCGTCATGTGCTCGATCTCGGCTATCCTCGCGCACCGCTCCCGCTCAGCCATCACGGCCGCCTGAATCGTTGCCTCGGTCAGCTTGGCCGAGGCGATCAGGTACTCCGATAAGTCCTTGTTGGCACGGCTTAAAGCCTCCATTGAGCCGATCAAGATCTCTTGCGCTTTCATTCGGCCTGCTTACGGGCTTCCATGGCCGCCAGGAGGTCGTTAAACAATCCCTTGGCCTCCAGGCTAGCCTCCACCTTCAGCGGGTTGTTTTCGTCCCCGGCCAGGGCTACCCGGTCTCCGTACTTCCGCGGCTTTAACTTGGATGCCGTCCACTTCCGGGCGTCCACCCTGAGCTTCATCCACTGGATATAAGCCCCGTCAAAGGATGTATTCCCGTTCCCGTCCGTCTTCTCCATCGGCATGGCATCAGCTATCGCCTGTATCTCATCTGCAAGGGTATCTGCCTGATCTTCCCTCGCTTTTGTGTACATGTCCGAAAACTCTGCAAATCGGGACAGCCAAAGGTAAACAGATGCCACGGCGGGCATGTGCTCGTCTTTACATATCTTTACTAGCGGCTCTCCGTGAGCTATCCGGGTGCAGATCTCTGCGGCGAGCGTGGAGTCGTACTTTGTTGGGCGGCCACCAGGATGTTTCTGAGCCGAAACCGATTTGGTTTCCGATTCGGTTTCTTTTTGTTTGGTTCGAGTTTCAGGCATGACCCTTAGTCCAATCGATTGATCGGTAGAGTCTAAGGGTTCTTGGGATTTCGTGCCACCGATCGCCTTACTGCCCTTTTGCGTTTACCTCTGACTTCGGCTGCTGCCTTTTCAATGGCCGAGGCAAACAGGTACAAATCATCATCCGTAAGCCGAGCCCCATACCTTCGATCCCAAATCAAAATTTTGAAGACCGTCGTTGAGATGTCTATCAGCCGATCCACATCAGACTTCCTAGCTTCCACTGCCTCTCCTTCTTTTGGCGGGGGCCGGGCTGTGTACAACAACCGAACCCCACGATGCCAGGAATCCGTTTGTTTCCCGACCCCCTTACGGCTGGAGACTGGTTTCCCTACACCGCCGGGACGCCGAGTCGAACAGCATCCCCACCTGTAGCCCCAGAGCGGCTCGTGCTAGGTTGCACAGCCAGCCTCCATGCGTAATGGTCCCCAGACTTAACGGCTCCGGGCGCCGAAAACCGAATCGGTTTTAATTCGATTCCACTTGGCTTTCAAACTGTTTTTGCAGCGCCTGACTCATTGTCCGAACCCCAACAAGGTGACCGTTTGTCCAAAGGGCCCTGCAGAAATCCAAAAAGAAAAGCTCCTGCAAACTGTCCTCTTCGAAGACTAATCCTACCCCAGCCGCTTGATCAAGTAGGGCTTTCTTGGAGGGCATAGAGTCGCCATCAAACCTTATGCTCATTGCGCTTCTCCTCGATGGTAATGGTGTAGGCGGTGCCGTGCTTATCGACCACGCTGATGGTTTTCTTGGGGGAGCGATAAGACCGTCAGGATTTAAGTCAAAGTTAACGCTTCCCACGGAGTCAATGATTCCCTCCATGTCTTGTTTCTTCAGATTCTTCTGAATGATATGGGCTAGGTAATCGCAATAAGCAAGAATCATTTTTTATCCCTCAATTCAAAGATTTCAAAGGCGCGGATAAAGAGCTCTGGCCAGGTGGCCTGGATCTTCTCCCGGTTAGTTGGATCTGCCCTGAACCATGTTAAGGCCAGGGACTCAGCAAAGCCACCCAGGTGGCCATTCGACATGATGTTCGCCGCCTGGTGGTATTCCACTGGACGCTGCATCTTGATGACATTACTCATGTCGCCATCTCCCAGCAGTAGGTCACCCCTTTCGGGGCGTATTCGTTTAAGTTCTCAGCCATCTCTTGGGCCTCGAACTTCTCCCATGAGAACCAAACCCGTTCTGCTTTATTGTTCTCAAAGCGAATGACATTCCATCCTTTTCCCATGTTTATCTCCAATTGAAAAAGACTGAAGGGACTGTCTTGCCATCAATTAACTTTAAGTGATGCTCACCATTATCAAAAAAGATCTTGGTGTATACCAACTCTTGCCCTACCTCAATGCTTTGATCGGTAGGCGATAGACAAGCGGGAACTTGTGTTCTGCAAACCGCTATCTTCTGGTTTTTATTCATAATCATCTCCTTATCGTGCGGTGGTTTTGACTGAGAACACGGCAGATGTCTTGGTGTACTTAGCCACAACATCCTGAGCGATACCAAGGTCAGCGATCAATTTTTTGTAGTCAGTAGTCTTGCGATCTGCCTCAACTACAACGGCACGAAAGAGATTGCCAACAAACTCTTTGGAACCATTAGGAGCGGTAGCAACATCTTTAAGATCGTCTTTGATTAAGTCAGCCTCTTTGGTCAGGCGATCAATCTCAGCAAGCAGAAGACCTAGGCGGTCGATGTTGGTGGTGATGATGTCGTTGTTCATTTGGCTTTCCTTTTCTTTCCTAACCGGACCAATGTGTCCGTGTATGTAAATGTAAGGCCATCTTAGATTTGTGTAAACAATATCCCCTAGGTTTTAGTCGGGTATTACCTTGAGCCTCCCAGACTCAAAAAGCC